CAAGAACTGCCTGCTCAAGGAACGTCTCTTCGCCTGTAATAGCGTTGATCTTACGATTACCAATATAGAGGTCACCGTTAGAGTTTAGACCCGTGTAGAAGACAATACCGCCGTCTTCACGTTTTGCTTGTGCATAGAAGTCTTGCTTATCAGATAGAACAACTTCCTGACGAAGTGGGAAACCAGTTGAGTAGTTACCAGGACCGAATCCAAGATACTCAAACGTGTGGTTACCAGATCTTGCAATCGAAGGACGACGCAATTCTGCATAGAATTTTCTCTCTAGAGGATATACAGAGTCACCAGAGATAGGAATCTGTCTGTTCTCGGAACCTACGGATGCATTACCTTCCTGTGCTTGAATTCTATTGTCTAGAATTATACTATTCAGGTTGCTTGTGGTATTAGTAAACTCATACGCAGCAAAAGGTGAAGTTCTAGTCAGGTCAACAACTGCTTCTTTTGTTTCACTGAACTTGTAGTCGTTAAGAGTAACAAGACCATGAACATAGTTATCTGCAGCAGCTGCTGATGCTGGGGGATCAAGAATAGTTAGATCTCTAGCTCCAGTGGTAAGACTGACCTGGAACCACAGTGGATCATTCTTATAATCCAGAGGATACAGATTAGAGATAGGTTGAGAGAATTTATAGTAGTGGAAGTTTTCACCAACACCAGCACCTAGAGGATATGGAGAGATGTTACCACGAACACAAGTCAGATAGTAGATACCATCTTGCTGAAGAGGAATCTGCTCTTGGATAGTCTCAATATTGAAGATATAGAAGGTGTCATCAATATCAGGAACATCATCGAGTTGAGAAACAGTGTATGTGTCACCGCCAGGTGTGGTAATCTTATCACCAGGAACTGCGGTATAAACGTTAGCACCCTCAATTCTATACAGGAAATTTTTTCTGTCAGATCTAGAACGAGAAGTGGGATATGCATCAGGTTGTCCAGTTAGATTGAAGAACGTTCCGTTGTTCTGAACAAAGTTAGTAGGACTGTAGACATCATAATCAATCTTGCCAGTGATGTTCTTCAGAATAACAAATGCTGTCCCATCGGCTTGATAGTATGCATGAACATAACCAGATCCAGAGCAGTAACCAGTCCAACTGACATAGTTGTCAGAGTTACTATTGTAAATGCTGGTTTGGATGCCTGCACCCTGTGGAGGTCCAATCTCAATAACAGTGAAGATTTCATTCTTCAGTTGCTGGTTGATAATTGTATGATCAAATACAGTCAGCTCAAGTCGGTCTACTAGAGTTCCTGTTCCTTGAGGGTCAACAGAAATAGTTTTAGCACACTGAATTGTTGTTGCAATCTTGGATTCAAACTCAATTTGTAGTGGATTTTCGTATGGATCATAGAATCCACCAGTAATATCAACGCTAGCAGCGTCCAGATCCGCCAGAGACAGTCCCAATTGCTCGGTAGGTCTCGCAGGGTTAAAGAACTGTGCAACCGCTGGTGCGCCGTTACTGAAGGGTTCTAGATAGAACTTCTGTGCCTTCAGGCGTCTCCTATCATCAGTTCTTGACTTAATGACATAACCATTAAGTGGTTCACGAACTGTCTGTAGATACTGTGGAAGAACATAACGCAAGCGATAGACTCTATCAAGAGCAGATCTGTCATCCTCAATTCTTTCATAGTAAGTATCTGGAGTGAATAGATTACCAGTGCCATCTACAAAGTCAGTAGCATGGAATCTGGTCAGAATAGCATTAGGATCAGTACCACCTGAAGACTCATCTTTAACATTTAGATACCATCTTTGGAAGTCAACTGGGTCGTACTTGAGGGGGGAAGTCTTTTTGTTGCCATAGACAATAAAATCGCTTCCGCTGTTTGCAGTAAATATGACAGCGTTTGTACCAGCTTGAGCATCTGCTTGGGTGGTATGAACGCTAAACTTCGTCTTGGAGATAAAACGTGGGAAGTAATACACATCTGTTGCCACGTCACCAGCACCCGAAATAGTCGGTAGTTGAGAACTTGCATCACCAGATGTAGAGAAGAAGATGGTTTGTGCTGGGACATTTGGTACAGGTACGTCGAATGTGTGCGGAATATCCGTTTCAATGTAAATACCAGAGACATTACAAACATATCTGTGCAAATCATAATTCTCATCAAGAATCTGTTGCTGAACCAATAGTTCAACATCAGGACTCATACTCTCTGTTTCAGAAGAGTAGATATAGATACCAGCAGCTGCATTTTCTTTAGTAGCAGCAAGCATAAGTTTGGTGCCTGCAGTATTATCAAACTCCGAAGTATTATTAAACGAGTTTGGATATGTATCTCTACCAGGAGCAATTACATAGTAAGGTCTATTAGTCTCGAATCCACGAGGCAATCTAACAAGACGCTTGTCAACAGCAGGATTAGTAGCTCTTGGAATAAGTCTTACAGGTGTTCCTGTTTGGAATCCATGAGGATCAGTATCTCCATTACCAGTATCAATTACAAATACAGTTGCTCTACCAATTAGAGACGAAGACTCAATAATAGCTTCAACTCTAGTTACCTGATTACCATTACCATTCAGTACCAAATTGACAACATCAAAGTATCCTTCGATGGCAGAAACAATGTTAGTACACTCGGGATACGTATCATCTTGAGTGATTGTAAGATCTACAATACGAGGAGATGAAGAGTATTGGTTGACATTCTCAAAATACAACCAAGCAGTGCTGCTATCTAGTTGTGGTTGATAAACCTGTCCAGTTGCAGGATCAGCCACTTCAATAGTAGTTGCATTGATAATCTGGGTAATAACAAGTGGTCCACTTCCGAGCAAGTTAGTGCCAAGACGTGAAGAACCTTGAGTCAAGAAACCATTAACAAAATCATTCTCGCTGTACTCACTGACCTGCATGCCAGTTGTGAGTCCAGAAGTATCACCAACAACAATATTAGGACTAGATGTAGAAGTTGTGCAATTCTTGATTAGGAGTGTACCGTTACGAATTACACCGAAGATCAATCTCTTCAGGTAGTCATATGCAATAAGAGTTTCAGTTAGTTCAGTATCAACATAGGATACGTTGCCACTAGAAATGTAAGACTCGGAAGCATATACAGTGTTGATGTTACCGCCAACACGAAGATCCTTGACAACAGCATCAACAATAAATCCAATATCTCTTTCACACTTGGTGATAGTTAGAGATGTGTTAGTCAGAAGTGCTGGATATTGAGCAGTGATGTATCCATAAGTTTCTTCTGCTAGATATGATCTGTTCTTCTCGATGAGATTAGCAGCATCATATGCCTTGTTAAAGTCATCATTTCCATCACCATCTAGATCGAACAATACGTTCAAGTTAGCAGGTGTTAGAGTATCCAGAGATGCCGTAACTGATTTGATACCAGATGGTTCTAGTGTACCATGATAAGTCTGCTTACCACCTACACCACCAGAAGGCAATTTGACATATAGTCTGTCATCTTGCTTTGCACCAATTCTATATCCATCAATAGATGCTGCAGGACGTGAAGCTGGATCCTTATTAGTATCACCAGCAAGATATAGTTTAGTGTTATTAGAAACATCATTTGATGCTTCGATATCAAGAGTGTAATAAGCATTCTTCTTGATTGCTTCTACATTAGTATTAACAACCTTGGGAGGAATGATAGCATCAATGTAACCACCTTTATCCTGGTTGAAAGCAAATCCTTTGAAACCAATAGAGTGGAGTGAAGTATTACCGAAGTTAGAGTTCGAGTTGGTGATAGACATGTCACCACCACTTTCCATTAGGAAGTGATCGTGGAAACCAACAGCGAAGACCGAGACGCACTGAATGAAGGAGTCATCTGAAGCACGAATGTGGAAGTTTCTCCACTCATCCTTCCAATATGCATCACCTTTGGTGTGATAAGGAATGGTAGCAAATGCATCAGTTAGTGATGCTTGATTCCATGTGTTAGTAAATCTGTCGTAACGAATGAACGCTCTGTCATCTTTCTGGAGCGAAACACCCGTGTACTGTGCAACAACCATCGACTTGAATCCAGTTGCCTTGGATCCATCCGCCCACATGCCGCACTGACCCCAGGTAGAACGAATCGAGCAGTTGAAAACATACGGAGATGCAGACTCAACAGAGTCAATTTCCGCTTGAATCACTGCACTAGTGCCAAGACCATTAGCAGTGCTGTAAGTTGTACCAGAAACCAGTCCTAGACCAGCAGCTGTGATAGGAATGATGTAGGTGAATACCTTTGGATTGTTATCATCAATGGCATCAACCTTGAATGTACCGTTGACTTCATCAGATAGACCACTGTTGATAACAGCGATATACTGACCTTTGAAGTAACCGTGCTCAATCTTGGTGGTAACAGTCAATCTAGACTGTGACGTGCCAGGAATATCAACAACTTGAATCTGCTCAACAGTTCTGGTATCAGATAGAGGACCAACAATTCTAGTCTCTTGTACCAGTGCTTCTAGTTCGCCATCATCAATTGTAGGCTGGAACTGTGCAAATGCTCTACCAACTTTCTCATAGTAGCGATCTAGTTCATCATTACCTGCATAGGTCATGATGCAGATCTTGTGGTGAGAATACTCGGGAATCTTTAGATCCGTAGAGTTCTTCTTGTAGTATACCTTACCTACTTTGTCTGCCTGATCATATAGTGGAGAGTTCTCGGAGAGATCACCATCCTTGATAGTGAACTGCCACAAGTAACAACCACCAGTCAGTTTAAAGATACCAGTTCTTTCTTGATCACCATCAACGGGATCAGGTACATATAGAGGTCTGATGATGGTGCGACGGAGGTCATAACCGATCAAAGAACAACCTCTAGGAACGATACAACCGCCCTCGGTAGAGTTGAACTTGTAGAATACGTTATCAGGGTTACCTAGGTCAATGATGCTGTCATCTTGCCATTCCTGAAGTGCTCTGTTGTAGTCGAAGATAGGTACAACACCAGTAACTTGTACTGAACTCAATACACTCAAGCTACCAGCACTAATAACATCGGTAAGGATTGTTACCAGGGTTTGAATGTTTGTCTGAACGTCAATACATGCACCAGGGTTACCAGACTCGTCATACTCGATGTCAGGGGTGTTAGCACCTGCAATAGCAGGTCCAGGGGAGATAGTCAGATCCTTGTCATACAAGGAGTTAGTGACTGCCAGCTTCATCATGTCACGCGCTTTATTATAAGCGGTGATGCTTTCTACCTCTTCACCAACAATACCATTTGCTAGAGGAGATCCTTCTCTGTCAAAGTAACTCTTTGCTACAGAGATAGTGTTGCTGTTGCCACCGTTTCTGATGTCAGCAAGAACACCCTCAACAATAAAACCGATGTCACGCTTACACTTGGTCTCGCCAGGTGTCTCGTGATCAGTAACAACTTCAGCAGGAAGTTGAGTTAGGTTACCATCAGTTAGGACAGTCTCTACAATAGCGGCAAGGGTGCCAACCATGCTAGCAACATCAGCACATAGAGGAGTACCGTTAGGATCAGCAGTGATGGTCGAATCTTTTGAGAATAGTTCATTTCTGAACGCATCAATCATCAGATCTCGTGCTTTATTAAACGCAACGATAGACTCTGTTTGCTCATTTTCTAGAGAACCACTAATGAACGCATTGCCTGCTTCATTGAAGTATGTCTTCAGATACTTACGAGTGTATCTGTTACCACCTGCAAGTGCAACGTCAAGAGAGATAGCGTCGATGTACTCACCAAGGTCACGCTTACACTCAACTTCATTTGCACTAGCGAAGTTTCCTAGGTTTTCAACAGGAAGTTGTGATAGATTACCATCGTTAATGACAGTAGTAAAAATCTGCGTTAGTGTAGCGATTGCAGACTGTACGTTAGCACAACCACCACCATCTACAGTGATAGTAGCATCCTGAACCAACAAGATGTTGTTGACTGCAGATTGCATCAAATCACGAGCTTTGTTGAAAGCAGTGATAGATTGTGCTTCTTCTCCTAGTAGACCGTTAGCAATTGGGGATCCAGTGTTATCAAAATACGTACCAGTAAAACGGCGAGTGTACTCGTTACCACCACTAACCAGATCAAGCCCAAGATAGTCAACAAATATACCCAGATCTCGCTTACATTTTGCTTCATTTGTTAGATCAGATCCTAGTGTTTCTGCAGGAATTCCTGCTGTATCAGCAGCAGTAAATGCATCAGTAACAATCTGTACCAAGACATTGATTGCAGACTCTACGTTAGCACATGAATTGGGATCAATCGTAATAGTAGCATCAGTGATTGTCAACTGATTCTTCATTGCTTGGATCATCAGATCCCTAGCAGCATTATATGCGTCATTTGTAGACAGCACTTCACTAATGATGTAAGAGAATACACCACCTTGGAAATACTTCAGGGTGAACTTACGGGTATACTCGTTACCACCTTTTACAAGGTCAATACCAACGTAATCAATTAGAAGACCGATGTCACGCTTACACTTTACCTCATCAGCAGGATCAGCGGCATTAGCACCAGCCTGCATTGCAGTCCAAGCACTATCAATAATTTCAGTTCTGTTCTGCTGGATTAGACGATATGCATCCTTAAATCTGTATACAGGATCGTCTGCAGGGTCGCCAGGGAAGAAGAAATCAGGGTGTGCTACAGCAATTTCTGCTGCTGCCCTATCAACAATTTCTCTCTTGTTCTGTTGGATTAGGCGATATCCATCTTTAAATCTATATTCAGCTTCTGTTGTACCATTACCACCAGGATAGAAGAAGTCAGGGAATTCAACTGCAAGATGTGCTGCTGATTTGTCTACAATCTCCTTGCGATTCAACTGTACTAGACGATATGCGTCAGCAAATCGTGACCCATCATCGGTTTGATTGTCACCAGGATGGAAGAAATCAGGGTGTTGTACGAAAATTTCTGCAGCAGAACGATCAACAATGAGCTGTTTATTCGCTTCAATTAGATTACCAGAATCAAAATATCTCGATTCAGGATTAGCCGTCTCTACAAGACCAGGACGGTTATCAATGTAGTGGTTACCAGGCATCAGCATGATGCTGAACTGGTCAAACCTATCATTATCCTTACCAGGTAGGTAAGAGTATCTTGATACCTCTAGAAACGCCCTCTGGATGGACTTAAACGGACGTAGTGGGGAGTTACCTCTATTGTCTAACTCATCTGTCGCGTTAAAGTCATCTGGCGATACATATAGATACTTACCTGTTTTACTTGAGTAAAGATTATCAAGTCTTGTAAGAGGCATAATTAACCCGTTCCTTCTAGGACTATTTCTTCTGGATTATTTATACAATAAAACCTCCCCTTGTGAGGGAGGTTTTAAGCACACGGAAGGGGTTCTGGTTTGGCAATAATGCTATTATTGCCAACTCCCCCGACTGGAATCGAACCAGTAACATCCAAATTAACAGTTTGGCGCTCTGCCTGATTGAGCTACAGGGGATTGTTTACCTTTTCTTCCTTCTTTTTTTGATAGTAGAGTTTGTAGTATCTACGTTTTATTTCTTCAAGAGTTTCCATGTCTTCTTTCAACCCCATATATTTGAGATTTTGATAAGATCCTTCTAAATCACTAATGAGTAGAAGGATATTCATGGAGGTCACTGGACGACCACCAAAATTGTATTCGTCCAGTGATTTCATAATTATCAATAGTTCTCAACAGGAACGAAGCGATATGATTTAGCATAAGCTTCATGTTTGCCAACTACTTGAGGAACACACCCAACAATGATGTATGGGCATTGCTTAACACTCATCTCCAAACCATAGTCTTTACCGACCATCAGGTAAGAAGTTTCCAAGTAAAGTTCAAGAGCTTTTATAAAGTTGCTCATGTTTTTACGCGCTTCAGCAGGAGTATGCTTGTTGCTGTAAAGAATGAATTCAACAGGACTGTCTTTCTTTGCAATAGAAGGAAGAACGTGCTGACACCATGCACGAAACGGATACGTTTCGCTGTCAACCGCCATCAAGAATACTTTCCTGTTGTCAATCTTCTTGCCTGCTTTTTCACAGAAAGATTCCCATTTCTTACGATCTTCTACCAGAACGAGAGGGTCACCACCGCCAACACCACGACTCAAGACCCCATTAACGATCTTGGTGATGTTGTCCTTGCTGAAAGTTTTCTCGACGTGAAGTTCGTGGTGCAGGTAATCCAGAACCGCAGTTTCACTTAACTTCAGCTCATCTTTCTTGATGAGATAAAGACAACCGACAATCACAGACTCTCTAGTCGCACGGAAAGCAGGATCATGACGAAGGTTTTCAGTCAATCCATCTGTGACGCGACTCTTTTCAGAGTCATCTTCAATTACGTAGTAATAAACAGGCATATATCGTTCACCACGCCGTTTGGCGGAAATGATACGACCACGACCGTCACGAGGGTCTTCATCGGTGCTCATCAGAGGAGGAACATATGAGGTCTTCCATCCTTCAACCTCATACTTGTTCATGAACGCTTCAATGCGTTCTTCGGTGTTGCCTTCTTCTCGGATACCAAGGTTTAGCCACTTGTCATCATCTTCATCAACAGTGTTGAGGTCAAGGACCCCAATGTGAGAAAATGTACCACTCTTGATAGTGGGTGGGAGAACATTGTCGTTCAAGTAATCTTCAAGATTAATCTCACCAACTCCATTGAAACCAGGAATTGTGCGAGGACCTTGAATAGGAATTTCATAAGTCATAAGAACCTTTTGCAAATAGCGTTTGGAGTATCGATCGGTGCCGAAGCGTTTGTCGATACATGTATTATGACACAGATTTGACTCTGTGTCAAGTGTCGATGAGAGGACTTGAACCTCCACGAGTTACCCCACCAGAACCTAAACCTGGCGCGTCTACCAATTCCGCCACATCGACTGGAGCCCCCGACAAGATTTGAACTTGCGACAACCGCTTTACAAAAGCGGTGCTCTACCAGCTGAGCTACAGGGGCATACGTTTAAATTGAAACTCCCCAAAACGACCACCCCATACTTGGTCTACAGTTCCTACAAGGAATCCACGATCAACCACATTATAATAGTCTACGCCAAGAGTTGCCTCATTTCTGACATAGGTCATTTGATCGCCCTTGTAGGGAACCAAGCACTCACAACCGTCAATAGAACCATGAAATTGGTTTTTATTTGGGTCGTAAGTCATAATTGTATCACACTTTTGCTTGTGTGTCAACCCCTTGTCGTACTTGATTTGTTCTAGATTCAGAGCACCCAAATAACGCCATTTCTCAAAATCATAGTTAAGAACCCTAATTTGACCATTAGGATCTTCAATTGCCTCTACGATAAACTGCCTGTAAGGGGCATGTAGTTGATAATTGTAAGCTTGTTCGCCATAGAACATAGCGTCCGTTCCAGGCACTTTGTGGTGCTGTAGACGCACCATAGCAAACCTAGCAGGGTTTGAAAATGCTTGGACTTTATTCTCCCATGTTCCTTCAAACCATTCTATAAATTGTTCAATCATCTTTGGGTAATAGTTCAGGATCATTAACTTCAATATCAAACATCAGAGGATGACATTCCTCTTCAGCAAGATATGAAGAACATTTATATAATTCTTCGTCATCCCAGTCACGACCTTGCAATGCTTCAGTCTGAACTGATGGGTGCTCTTGAATAATTAGTGGGAGTTCGTCAAATGTGTACGGGATACTCTGTATGAAATACATACGTACCACACTACCCATATAAAAAACGTATGCTTGAGATAATGAGTATTTCATAACATCTTGACTACGTTTTTATTTAGTCACCAGACACTATTATATCACACAAACATTCCTTTGTCACTCATGTAGTGTAATGTGTCATGCATGTTACCAAGGTGTTTTGCACCAATGGAAACTTGTGGATATGTAGCATCTTTCCCAAACTCTGCTTCAAATGCTCTTTGAGTAAAGTGTTCATTGAGGTTATACTCATGAAACTCTCCTCCAATGGACTTGAGTAGTGCTGCAATACGCTCACACTCTTGGCTACCGTTACTGTAGATTACTGCTGTGTTCATATTCGATTACTATTTTTTTATGGGAAGTGGTTCGGTCAGTGCAAATATAATGCTTGACTTCACCGTTTAGTATCTTACACACATTATCTATCTGTAAATTAACTACAAAATCTTTGAATACAGGAGTAAGTCCTATTTTATTAGATCCTGGTGTATTAAAATCATCCATATAGCACTTCTTGTTCTGGGTTGAGGTTTTTCGCAAATTGCACAGGATCCTTTTCGGACTTGTGTACCCAATGATAGCGCATCATCTCGTAAATAGGGTCCCACATGGGGATACAGACATAATCAGTCATGTTGCCTCCAATCACTAGGTTTATCTCGCTGAAACCAATCCTTAATATCGTCAGCATCAGTGAATCCCTTCTTATGATTGGATGGATCGGGATCACCTAAACCCAGCCTATTCAGAAAATCATCTGTGCTGCCTTCTTGGATATCTTGTGCTGCTTGCCTTCTTGCCATTTTCAACATCTCATTAGCAGATGTATTTGCTTTAGCGAGTTTCTGCGCCCAAATCATATCATCTAGTTTTACATCGTCATTATTTGCGATACGTTTACAAATAAATTCTAGTTTTAGTCGGTATTGTGTAGATAGCATCTGCTCACTCAATTTGCCATAAGTATTTAGATACATCAACCTTTTTGGCGATTTTTTGGTGGCAATTTTTTTTCGGAATTTCTGTAACTGAAGGTTGATTTTCAGTTGAGGAAAATTGTTAGTGCTTTCATAGTCATCGTACCACCCGCCGTAAGATTTAGTGTCCCTACTTTATTAGCAAAGAAACTGTTACCTATTGAAGCAGTGATTCCAATACCACCAGCAGATTTCATCGTCATACCCATCGCATTAGGTCCTAGCTCAAGTTTATATGTCTCTGGTGCCGCACTTTGGGCGGTTGGTCCCTTAATACCATAAATCTTTTCTTCTTTTGGACCAAAAATTGTAGTATAAGATGCTCCAGCCATTTTGGTATACATTCCACCAGTTGTAGACTCGAAGTTCAGGTTGCCTAATGCTTTAACACGATAGCGTCCTGTAGCCTCAACTTCGTAATTACCTCTAATTCTATGGGTAACAGTACCAACCGAGTTAATAACATGCGTAGCACCAAGTTTAGTCTGCTGATCAACAACAACTTCACCAGTTCCTTTCGTCTTCTTGCGACCATCAATATTTTCGTTCAAAAATTCTGAATCAAAAGTGATATCACCTGCAAATACATTGAACTTACCGCTACCATCACCAACCTCAATGTTAACAAGTTCACCTGCTTTAAGAGTTAATGTCTTAATAGCATGGATGATAACGTTATCCCCTTTAATACCACACTCATCTCCCTGTGCTTCAATAGCAACCCCTCCTTCAGCAAAGACAGAGTATGCAGGAGGTGCAGATGAGGCAGAACCTGTTCCTGTTCTACCAGATCCTTCACGTTCTGATGTTCCACCAGTAGCTTGAATTGCAATTGATCCACTGGCTTTGTGTAATTGATCACCAGTATTAAGAATTAATTTACCACCACAACCTGCCTGACCTGGGACGCCAGTAGAGAAGGTCATGTTGCCGTTCTCGTCAAAGAACATAGCACTTTGACCGTTAGTAACGGTATAACCACCTGGTTGACCGTCAGCACCCTCCCAACTCATGCATGTCCAACCATCAGACACCCAGTGAACTGTTGGTTTTGCTGAACAAAATTGACCTTCTCCTGCTTTTGGGTTTCTACCACTAGCAGGTTCTTTTGCAGGTTGCCCCGAATTAGCACCTTTGTGTTGATTATCAGAATTATTTGATGGATGTGACATTATGGGCAATCAATATAGCGACCAGTTCCGATCTTAACAAGTCCTCTGCTGTTAAGATCTTCGGAGGAGAGACAGACCATGTTTGGTAACACAATAGCACCAGATCCTCCGCCACCAATTAGTTTAATAGTTGGTGATTTATCATTGTATGTTGTTGTTCTATCTTTAATTTGAACCGAGGTAACATAACCCCTATCATCAATAATAGCAGTTGCTCTGCCTGACTTACCATCTATGTATACCTCTGGAGCAGACGTATATCTAATGCCTGGAGAGATGAGAGTAAACGAATCAATGATACATTGCACGTCATTTGTAGATGCAAGATTACGCTTGTATCCTAAACCAGCTCTAGTAACTCTAATTTCAGAAACAAATCCTTGAGTATCTAAAAGAGCAATGGCTGTAGCACCAAATCCTTCACCAGAAACAATGACTTGAGGTGGTTCAGCATATGACTCACCAGTGTCTGTGATAGGAATACTAACAATAGATCCATCTTCTCCAGTAATAGGATTGCCTGCCTTTGGTTTGTTCGGAACATATGGATCAGGTGTATTCGCATTATCATTATCATCAATACCATCGCCAGTAAGATCTTCAAATCCACCACTAGCAAAAATTGTTGCATCAGTTGATGCTTCAGTTCCTAGAATCTGGAATGTCAATTGTTCAGCAGGTTCTTTTCTTTCATCATCCAAGATACCGACAATAATTCGTGCTGTATTGTCAACAATTTTAAACGATCCTGTGGTTGTACCACCAACAAAATCATCCGAGTCAACATCACCAATGATAATCCAGTTAAATTCTGTACGATCAGGAATATTTGTACTGGTAACAGTAAAGATGATGTCTTCTCCTTCAATGTATGCAGGTTTGTCGCTGGTGACAGAGATAGTAGCCTGTACAGCAGGATCCTCTGGTCTATCGGGGAATATAACTGCCTCATAGTCTGCTGCAATATTTACATCAGCAAACGATCCAGTGTCAAAGTTAACATCAGATAGACTTGAATTTCCTGGGTCAAACAAATTAAATCTGAATGTTTGAGTATCATTCAATTCGATACCTTCATTCATAGAAAGAGATACTGTGGCACTACAACGTGGAATGTCAATGGTTTGCAAATCTCCATTTTCGTCAAGAAACTCTTCGGTAAGAGTCTCAAATTCAGTAACCTTAACAGTTCCTGTCAAAGATGGGTTAGTAGCATTAATGTATTCTTCTACTATATCACCAGTCAATGTATATGTCAATAGACTACCACTAGGTACGTTAGAAGTATTAATGGTGTATGTTACTGTCCCACCACCAGCTACAATAGCTGGATCTACAATGACAGAGTATACTCTACTACCGTCAAATGTGATAGGCAACACAACCTCATCGTCATCATCGTCGTCACCATCATCGGGAATGATAGGCGGAAGAGTATCATCATCTTCATCAGGTAATTCAGGTCCATCATCATCATCGTCATCAATTGGTACGAGATCTGGATTGAATGGTGGTGTGTCCTCTCTACCAGGACCAGGTGGTACTGGATCTTGGTTAGGAATAGGAATAGGTTCGTTAGGAATACCACCAACAAAAATAATCCTGGTTGGTTTATTTTCCAAGTAATCAAATGACTCTGAACAATAGAATCTTTCTCCAGTATCACCATCGGCAATATTGTCTAGAAGATTATCAAGCCAATCATCCTCATCGTCTTTGCTGCAGTCAGTACATGTAACAGTTGACTTTGGACAGCTACTACTAGGACCACTACATGAGATGCCTAGGAATGACATTATCTTTCCAATAGCACCACCAATCATGTTTAAAGGTGACGCTAATATTCCTAATATACTTTGCAGTGGTCCCAATACCTTACTGATCAAACCTTCCAAAAGTTCTAGAATTTTGTTAATGATACCTTCAACTAGGTTGATGACAGCACAAGCAGCAGGAGAGAACACATCCATGATGAAATCAAACAGCAGATTTGTTAAGAATCTTGCCAACATGTCAGTGATATTCTCAATAGAACACCCAAGTGCCTTAAGAATCTGATCAAGAACTTTCTGCACACCGTCTAATAGACGACCTTTCTTACCAATACTTTTCTTTGTTGCTTTTGGATCTTGGGGTACTTTTTCCTTCTGCTCAAGTGCTCCCTGAATGCCTAGGAGACCATTAACTAGGTTCTTGATACCCTCACGTAGATTCCTAATAATCTCTGACTGGGCACGACCCATCAGACTACGAACAAGTTTAGTAACCCTACCAATATGATGTCTAGCAATCGCTACCTTATCATACAAGAATCCATTGATTTTACTGACATAGAAGTCACCTAACTGTCCACCAGCTGCTTGGTTAGCAGCAAGCATATCACCAATGATATTCTGTACCTGCTTACCAAAGTTACTCTCCGTACCGCACTTGGGGTTGGCAATAGTAACACAGTTCTGTGATCCAGTAGGATTGGTTTCACTATGTTTGCCACGAAGCGCAGCGATGATAGCAGGAGCAGCATCCTCCTCATTACTAGCAGCTGCTGCTACTTCACCACCTTTAATGTTAGCACCAGTCTCTTTATCCTTTCCATCTTGAGCATTTTGAGGGAGATGCGCTGATGGTTTAACTTCACTGGAAGTTACGGTAGTGAAGTTCCTAGGTCCGTCACCACCAGCAACTGGATCATCATTATCGACTACAGTAGCACCAGCAGTGTGTCCAACAGAACCCATGATGATAGGTCTCTGCTTATCATTGTCAAGGAAGAATCCAATGACCCAGTTACCTGCTCGTAGTTCTGCTGTAGCACCAGTCACACCACCATCACTGAATGGTGTGGTCACAGGCATAACTACGTTTGCCCATGGTAGTTGCTCGGTCGGTGTCTTCTGACCATCTCTTAAGTGTACTCCAACAATACGCACACGATATCTACCAGACTTTTTAGGGTCGCTTTCTCTCCCTGTCTCAACCTGTCCGATCCACCAGTTGAAACCATCAGCGCCTATCTGATTAGTCGATATAAATGACGATAGAACTGGATCCATACCAATACTTTTATTTTTATTTAGTCTCTACATCAGAAGGTTCGTCTGGCATGCCATAAGAATCCCTTACTAAAGTAAGATATGTATTTGCTTTTAAATTCAAAACATCAGCGGAGTGCTGTAGTTTTGCAATCAAATAAGCACCGCTATGTTCCTTGTCATAAATGTCATTCTCTTCTCTTTCTTCTGACGGAATGTTGTTAGGAATCATAATCTCAACTGTCTGACCAGCACGTAGATCGGTTCGGAAAGGTATCTGAATAAAAACTTGTTGGTTGTTCTGCGACTCTTTCCTTGCAATGGACTGGGCTACAACATACTTCTGCCAATCAGGAAACTCTGTCGTGTTCTTCTTACCACCATCTGATTTCTCTGGTGATGCTACTTCTACACCATCAAACCAAGTCTCATGATCCATCAAGACAGACATGATTCTACTAGGATTGACTGCAAGATCAGCCTGACCTTTAGCAAGACCAGACTGTGATCCTAGGTGCTCCATATCACCAAAGCGATCACCTAAATTATAAACATACTCTTCGTAAGCACCAGTGCTAAAGTTATAGAAACAAATAACATTAGAGAACGTACCCATTCTTAACTTGGATAAGATGTCAATCTCCTGTTGGAAGTCAATGTCAAGGATTTTACGGCGAGCATTCTGTTGATTGAGTTGATCATTCTCTTGAAAGAATGTCTCCACAGGTGGATTAGTTTTAATAGAGTTTAGTGAGTCAATTGATCTAAAATGATATCCATCATAGTTTTCGTAGAAGTAATACCCTGCACTACCCTTTGATATTTGCAAGTCTGATGTTGTACTAGAACCTGAAGGAAATGTCTTCTTATCTTCAGGTACAGTTCTTTGTTTCAACGAGTTGATAATAGAGAAAGGTGTCTTCTTACCTGGCAAGAATGTCACCTTAAACATAGAAGGATCTTGAGCAATCTTTTTTGTGGTTCCTAACTTTTCTGTTACTAGTTGAGATACAATACCTTCTGCTTTACCTGCTAGTCTTTCTCCTAATCTAGTAGTTTCATTGACTAACAGTTCATTAGAAACTAGACCAAGAGAATACTCTTGATACCTATCTGCAGAAAAACGATTGTATATCTTCGCCACCTTCATGTTCAGTGTCAATAGTTCTTCATCAGCAGCACCAAATACCAATTCAACATTTTCATATCCAGAGATAGGAAGGGAAGAAATAATATTTGATGCGTTATCAACGATGTCTAGGTTGACAGAAATACTTGGCATGTCAATGTCTTCAAAGTATTGAAAACTTTTGATCAATGATCCTATTGAAAGTTCGGTTCCATCTAGACCAGTGATAGTTGCCTCTTCTAGTTTTAGACTAGAGGCATATGGAAACTCTTGATTGTTATCACTCATTAGTCAGTCACACCATTAGCTGTAAATACTGATTTAGATAGCGAAGAAACAGAGGGAGATACTGTAGTTCCCTGTGATGTAGGAACCGCACCAGTAGCAGCAGATTGTGTTTGCTCACCGCCAATATTTATCATTGCTACTTTTGCTTTCTCTGCTGGGGAAGCGCCTTTCAAACTCGCCTGTTTTTCTTCTGATTTTACTGGTGGTTCTATTTTTGGAGGAGGAGATATCTTCTTTGCAGCTTCTACTCGTGCTTTTCCTGCTTTAATTAACGCAGCAACAGCCCACGGATTTTTACCATCTGTTGTGTCTATTTTTGTATCGTTACCAACTAAAGAACCAATTCCACCGTACTTAAAGATCTCAAATCCCGTAGCAGTTTTATATGCTTTGTAGTTTCCTTTGCCAGGTATAGAGAAATCAAAAGATTGATCTTGCTTTAGACCATAGTTCTCGGAAATCTCTGGAGCACTGTTTGGTTGTGCTTTTTTTAGTTCTTTTGTTTCTGGAGTTTCTGGAGACTCAACCACCTCTTTGGGAGGTTTCTTCAGATACATTTTACCTTTGATAAAATTAGCAACAAATTGCTTGTATGCTTCAGGATCGTTGCCATCACTTGCAGGTGCATATGCATCAATGATATTAGCGAGTGCCTCATTAGGATCATCAAATGCTTCCAAGTTCAGGTGACCGCTATGGTTTTTATCCCATAATCTAACAAATTCTTTTACAGCATCTTCTCTCGTTTCAAACTCCATGAAACTTCCATCTTCATTCCTCATATTAAATGGATTGTTTGTCTTCTCATGTTCACCAAACCCTGTCTCCAGTGCAGCCATAGCAGCAGCAACTTCAGGATGCTTCGCGCCAGCAGCTTTCGCCATCTCATAAATGTCACCAGCGTAGTCTCTCTGCTCCTGGGTGCCAGTCATACCACCGCCTCTAGCTCTCGCGGGTTCTTTGTTTCCGCCGCCTCCGCCGCCGCCGTCTTTATTACCACCTTTGAATAAGTTTTTCAATCCATCAAATGCTTTCTGGAATATATTTTTCTTTTCGCCCTGATCAGCAACACCAGTCAAGATAGAAGAATCTTTACCTAAACTTTCACCAGACTTTGCTTTACCTACTAGTGATTTAGGTAGGTCAAATACACTGGCGAGTGGAGTGATAACTTTTGCCATCTCACTAGCAACCTCGGGACTGTCTCCAGATAGTCGTTTGACTAACTCACTACTAGCAG